TTGATGGCAACTTTATCGCCGTGCTGAATACGGTGTCGTCCCATTGGTATTTAATCCACTCACCGTTCCAGCGGGAATCATTGGCCGTGAATGTTCCGCCATTGGATATAAATGTTTCCCCGTCGTGGGTAACGGCGTTTACAAAGTCAAAGAGAAAGCCGGGTAAGTCTCGGAACTCTCCGCGCAATACCTTGCAGGGCTTCCAATGGTGGGCCATGATGTAGTTGGCCGTAAGCTGGGCCAGCGCATTGTTGCTTCCTGAATATCCTGAGTAAGGTTTCCACGCGCTGCCGGCCTGCCAAACGGATGCGGTTGCGTTGTAAATTTCCACACCTTCAATGTACTGCTTGTTGCCGTCCATCAGTGCGCCGTCAATCTTCACTGATGCGCTGTTATCCGTCTGGCTGGTGTTGGTGGCAACGTATTCTACGGTGTCCGTCCACTCTTGGTTAGCCGTGTCCGACATGCCCTCAAAAGCAAGGCTGCCCTGCCATTTAATGTCGGCCCATGTGCCGGGGCTGGCTGTTCCGGTTGGTGAGCCGTAAGCATAGGCGCGGGCATAGTCTTCAGCGACAATGAAAATGCGTATGTCACTCCCTAAGTTGGTGACGGTTGCCGGAATCTTCACGTCCACATCTACCAACACCTTCCCGTTCACGGCTTCGCTAAATGCTGCCGGAATGTTGTAGCCAAAATTGTATCCGGTTCGAGTGCTGCTTGGTGTGGTCAGCTGCACCCACTTTACGGTACCAGGCTCTTCGTATGCCTGATTGGTAGTCTTATCTTCAGTCAGCCGGACGAAGTGCGTAAATTTAGAAGTTGCCGCGTTCCATAGCCCGATGGTAATTGAGAGACGGCTGACCGCCCTGGTTGATTCTACCCATACCTTCCCGGTTATTCGCCAGGGAATAGTAGTATCAACATCCCCCATGAACACAGATTGAGTGCCAGTCTGAAAAACCGCTTGTGTTAGCTCGAACATCCGGCGCCGCTCTGCTGATACTGTTGCCGTCTTAAGCGCTGGGAAATAAGTATAGGTTGAACCGCTCGTGATTTTTAGGTCAGAAGTTTGCCATGTACCGCCGCTGCGTGTGTTTATTGTTGCATCCGTCTTGTAGCCGGCGGTTACAATGCCCGTCTTTGTGTATTGCTTTTCCGTGTAGGTGCTGGAGCGGTAGTTCTGATGTTGATAAATCCGGTAGCTTCCCCGACTGAACTCAATACGCAAGGCAAGGCTGCGGAGGACTTTCTCCAATGCTTCCTTGCAGGTAATTGGTTCCCATAGTCCGCTATGGTCTGCTTTATCAAAGTTCTTGATGAACGCGCCGCGCCGCGCCCGGATAAGTTCCAGCGGATCGCGGGAAATTGTACCCATGCTGGTTTCATAAAATTCAGTCGAGCAGCGCAGGTACACATCCGATGCGCCGTAGAATGTGTCCAGCTTGTTCGGCTTCAGCGCCTCGGTAAGGATGGTACCTAAAGTTGGCGTGTCGGTGTTTGCCGTGTTGGTGGCGTAGGTGAAATCGAAATCTTCCAAACGGCCTAAGCCGTCTGTTGCGGTCAGGTCGAAGGCATAGGGGTAGTATCGGTTTTCAAATACACACAGGTCGGGCAAAACCGTTCCAAGCCACCATAGCGTCGGGGTAATTCCCTGATAAATCAGTATGGTGTATTTCAGCTCGCTGGAGGTTGCCAAGGTGTTGAGGAAGGTTTCCTCAGTGCTGTTTTTTACCAGCCAATGCAAAACCGCTTTCGATGCGCGAATGGGGCTTTCCCCAACTTTCGCGCCGTCGCCTTCCCATGTTGCGGTGAAGCCGGGGGTGGCCACGGTAAAGGTATTGATGGTTCCAGAGTAGCCGGCTTCGTCAATGTCAATACGCCAATCTACGGAATTTATGTCCTGAAATTCGGCCCTATACTTTACGCCCATTTAACGTACCCTCCCTCTGTATGTTTCTGCCCGGTCGAGCATTATGAGCAAGTCCTGACCGCTGATGCGCGCCATCAATTGCCCGGCGCCCATATCGCCGCCCATCATGTCCTTCAATTTATTCAGCGGTGCGACTACCTCCGGGTTAGACTTTGCGCCGGGGTATTCGCCCATCATTCCGACGGTGGGGCCGGAAATGATGCCGCCTTCGGCAAACATTCTGATGCCTGGGGATTCTGTGCCGCCGCTCTGTTGGTTGGTTCCTGATTGACGACCGGCGATGCCGCGTTTCATAATACCTTTAACCGCTCCGGCTGCTGCAACAAGTGCCGCGCCTGCAACAATGGCTGTACCTGGCGATAGCAACAATGTTTTTTGGAAAGTTTCGGACGCAACAGCGGCGGCGATCATCGCTTTGCCCAAAGTTTGCATGAAGCCCGCTACCGCGCTGAGTATAGCGTTGCCGAAATCTTTTATGGCATAATCCGAACCGCTGGCCATGTCTTCAAACAATTGTCCGAAAGCATCAGATGTGCTGCCAATCATGCTGTTTATCTCCCCGATCATAGCTTGCCCACCAACTCGAATACCTCCGCTTGTTTCTTGCGCAAGTCCGTTCATCGTGGTGATGATTTTTTGATAATTTGTTTTTACTACTTGAGATGACTCAGGTGGCACCAGTAAGTTGCCAAAATCTTTAGCATCCCCGATTTGTTTCCGAAAATCCTCGACATATTGCTTATAGCTGTAAATGTTCTGCGAAGTATAAGCGTCCCAGAAATCGCGGTTAGTCTGCATGGCGTTGTTGAAGTCCTTTTCAGACATCGCGCCAAACAGCGTAGGTGTTGTTTCAGTTAGCTTCCTGGTGCGTATCCGGTCAATCTCTTCGTACTGCTTCAGCAGTTCAGCGTCTCGCTTTTCTTGTTTCTTCTTCTGAGCGTCTCTGATTTTTTCCTGATCTGCTGCTAACTTTTTGTTTTGCGAAATTTGGAATTTATAATTTTCGCGCTGAATATTTTCACGCGCCTTTATTGCGCTGATGGAATTACCTTCTTCTAATTCTATTTGTCTTGCTGTTGCAGTAAGCTGCTTAATTTTTTCGTCGTGAAGTTCTTTTTCAGTTGCTCCTCTTGCTTCTAAGCCAAGCAATTCTGTCTCATTGATGTATTCAACAAGGCCCTGCACTTCTTCAGCATAGGCCTTCATGCTCTTCATGTTTTCCTCATGCTGCTTGGCCGCCTCGTTTCCAGCATTGGCCATGTCAATAAGTTCCATCGCAAGATACCCAACAGCCACGGCGGCAAGACCTATGCCCGTGCTTGCCAATGCTGCCTTAAATCCGGTAAGCCCTGCGGTTGCTGTTCCGATGGATGGAATCAAAGCCTTAATCGCGCCGTCCAAACCAATCAGCGCGGCGATACCCTGAGACATTGCCATCATGCCCTGCAATTTGGCCATGGATTCCTGAGCATCTTCGGTGCTCATGCCCATCGCTACCAGCGCGCCCTTAACGCCAGCCATGACTTGCACTACCCCCTGAATAGCTTGCGCCGCGATTTGGAATTTACCTTCAATTGTGCCGGCCATAACCGCCTGCTGAAGGTCTTCCATCGCGTCCTTATTCTCTCTGGCAGCGGTCAATGTTTGTCGCAAAGCGCCTTCGCCTGCCTTGCCCATCTGTTGATAAACGCCCGCAAGGTTTTGCAACGCGCGGCCCTGTTGGCGAAGTGTGCCAGCATTGGCAGCTTGGCTGGCAAATTTACTCGCGGCAGCGGCAAGGCGCTTCTGGTCGTCTTCCGCCATGTCGGCGGTTTTGCTCAGGGCCGCGCGTGCTTCGGCAAGCCCTTTCTTTAGCGCGTCCGCATCGGCGCTCAGTACAATGTTTATTCCCCCGCCTTTACCTTTTGCCATCGTTAACGGTGGTAATTTACGTCAAATTCTGCGACAATGTAGTAAATCTGGTCATTGCCTGCCTCATCTTCTGGCAGGTGCGATTCGCCGATGTAGTCAATCTGCGCAACAGCTGTTCCGTTGTATGTGCCGGGGGTTTTGCGGTCAAGTGCGGCCCGAACCGCTTCCATAATGTCCTGCGCTTCGGTGGCTGTTTCCGCGTAGATGTTAATTTGAACGGTGCCGAAATCGAAGGTGCTGGCGCCATCCAATGTAGGCAAAGGGCGGTTGCTCACAAATTGGTGCGCAATGTAGGGGTATTGTGCGCCCTGCGTTGCGCGTACCGGAAAAATGCGTTGCCCGGTTAAGGCGGTTACACCTGCAGTATTGCGCAAAATGTAATCGACAGCTTTAATTGCTTTGTTCATCGTCTTTTATCTTAGGCGGCAAGGTTGCCGGAAATCTCTTATCGTTTTGCATCGTTTTCGCTTTTGCTATTGTTTCCCGGCGCCTGTCCTCCAGTTCGTCCGGGAATATCAGCAAGTCAAGCGGCGCAATGCTTTTCTTTGACCACGGTTGAATCAGTACCGCTGCCATCCATCGTGTTCGATTCCAGGCGGCGCGCTCCGTGTCGAACTGCTGCTTACGCCAACCCTTTACCCGGTGGTGCCAATACTCCGGGGTTGCCTCGTGCCACTCCGCTTCGGTCATTCCCATCTGGCCGTATGCCATCTGGAAAAGATAGTCCCACGTTAGGGGTTCGTCTGAACCCCCGGTGCGTTTCCCTCAGCTTCTCCGGTGTCGGTAGTGTCGGTGTTCAATCCAAGGCATTTCATAAACGCCTCGGTAAAACACTGAACAGCCGGGCGCAATTCGGTCAAGCTTTCCACGGAATCCAACAGCAAATCCACGCTGTCAAAAACCGCTTTCCTGCCGTTGTTCTTCGCCTCGGTTTTCAGGCCGTACAAAGTTGCAACCGCTGACAATTCAATGACATCGGCTGTATCGGTGGACTGCATAATTTGCAGCAGTCCTGCCGGCTCGGCTTTGAAGTGCTTTGCGATGGCGTAAATTGTTCCCAGACGATACTGTACCGTGTGCTGCTTGCCTGCGATGGTGATGTGTGCGCTGCTCATTTATTCAGTCAATTAGGGGGTAACGGTTCCTTGGGTGATAGTTCCAGTCATCTGCAAAGAGCAGGAAAAGGTTGCCTCAGCGTTGTTGGGAGCGATGAAATTTACGTTGGTGATAAATGCGCTCGATTCGTAGTAAGTATCGCCGCTGACCTGACTGGACCAGCGCACGGTAATCGCAGTTCCAGCCAGCGCATCCGTTACAAGGTCTGAAGGGCTAATCAGCGAACCGCCTACGGAACCATCCTGTTCCAAAAGTCCTTCAAAGTCAAATGTGCCGCCTTTCTCGCCGGGGATAAATTCTTTGTATCCTCCGCTGTCTTTGTTGGTAGTTTCAATCATGTCAATGGAAATATCCACAGACGTGCTGCGACCATTGGCGATTTTGGTCATTGTGCTGGAAACGGATTTATACAATCCAATCAGCGTGCCGTTCATTAATCCGGTAGTTGCCATATAGTTTACTTGTTTGTTTTCGGGTTTTTTATAATATTTTCCAGACCTTTTTTAATTCCTTCAGTGACCGCGTTCTGGTTAATTTCCAAAGCCATCTGCATGAACTTGTTGGCCCGGCGTTTTCCGGTGCGGCTGTCCGTCTGAATAATATTGCCGTATTTTCCGGGATCGTTTTTGCCAGATTTATTCTTGGTGGCCTTGATACCAATCAGGGCCACGTTGCGGAACTGCTTATCACTTTTGGAAATCCAACCTATGGCGCGCTTTAGCGTTCCGGTTCGGTGCGGAGCCATAGCGCGGGCGCTGTCAATAATCCGCTTTCCGTTTGTCTTCAGAACGCCCTGCACTTTACCGCTGTCCAATGCTTTTGCAATATCATCGAGCTGTGCGACGGCTTTATCTTGGCCTTCAATTTTTAACCCGATCATTCTTGCCTCCGCGATTTAAGTTCCATCAGGTTCTTTCGGCCCACCTCAGTAACTGCAAGGATATTGTAAACTTCGCCTTGATATTTCAGGCGGTCTTTGGGATTTACTCCGGCGTAATAGCGGATGGTGAAAATCACCGGACGCTCGGCCTCACGTTTGTCACCGTTTACCGCTTCCGTGCCGGGGT